ATTCTTACTGGTAATTATAAAGATGTAATTTATCAATATGGTAAAATAAATCTAATACCTAGAGAAGAATCAGAAGAACCTACTGTAGATTTTGAAAGAGCAGTGAGGTCTTGTCCAGAAGAAATGAAAGATTCAATTTCTGAGGATGAAACATTTAATCAACTTATGGGAAATATTCTCATAGAATTACTAGCCAATCAAGGGTTAGAGGAATTAAAAAATGGAATATAGTAACGAGTTTATGGTTCGATTGAAAGACGAAGTGTCAGCTGATGAAGGAGTTGTACTTGAAGTATACTTAGATCATCTAGGTTATCCAACAGTCGGTGTCGGACATTTAATCTTAGAAAGTGATCCTGAGTACGGAGAAGGTACAGGGTTTAAAATCACTCAAACAAGATGTGATGAATTATTTTATCAAGATATTAGAAATGTTTTAAATGATTGTGAAGGTCATTTATCAGAATGGTCTACATATCCAGAAGAAGTAAAACTAATCATCGCTAACATGGCTTTTAATCTAGGTATCACTAGACTTAAAAAGTTCAAGATGATGTTCTCAGCACTCAATGAAGGTAATTGGGTAGAAGCATCAATACAAGGATTGGATTCTAAGTGGGCGAAACAAGTCTACAATAGAGCCCATAGATTAATGGATAGACTCAGGTCTGTCTAACAATAGGATATATTATGAATATAGATAAACAATTAAGAGACGCTCTTATATTGAGATATCAAGGTGAAGTAGCATCAGCGAAAGCTAATATTACTGTTTACATGAATAGTTCTGTAGGTATTGGGGAACACCCTGATATTGTCGGAGCTATTGATGAACAACTTGACAAACTAACTGCAGCAGAAGAAAAACTTCAAGCTGTTCAAGAACACTTTGTACCTGATAGAGTAGTTTGACAAGAATAAACATAGTACCTGTAGAAGAACTAACCGATCAACATTTAATGGCAGAGTATCGAGAGATATTCATGATCGGTTCTGCACTTCAAATATCACTTAAATCTAAGAATTGGGATCCTAAAAGAATACCCAAAAAGTTTACATTAAATACAGGTCATGTAATGTTCTTCTATAATAAAGGTAAATATCTTTATAATAGATACGAACAAATAAAAAAAGAACTAACTAAACGAAACTTTAAATTAGATAAGTCACGCTTGTTTAAAGTTACACAATTCCCAACTGAATATTATAATGATTGGGAACCCACAAAAGAAGACCAAGCTATAGTTTGGCAAAGAATTGAAGAAAGAATACAAGAAAAGCCTGAATGGTATAGACATTATGGCGTTTCCATAGTATAATAAATTATGCACTATTACACAAACATACAAAGATACAAAGATTTCATACTCGCAAAGGGTGTGAAGAACGGTGAAAAATATATTAAGAGATTGAAATACGAACCGACTCTTTATATTCCAACAAACAAACAAACACCTCATAAATCAATAGCAGGTGAATACTTACAATCAAAGAAGTTTGGTTCTCCAAGTCATGCAAGACATTGGAAGAAACAATATGATAATACAGGTGTTGATATTCATGGACTTGAACAATGGGAATACACTTACATAGCAGAGACATATCCTTCAGATATAGAGTTCGACATTAAGAGTATCAACATTCTTAACATTGATATTGAGTGTGAGTGTGAAGGTGGGTTTCCAGAACCGACTGAAGCAGAAGAAAGAGTTAACGCAATAACTATGAAACTCTTTGGACACAAAGAAACTCATGTAATCGGTATTGATAATTTTGATTACAAGAATGATGATCCGAATGTGATTTATCATAAGACAAGACATGAAAAAGAATTACTCTTAGAGTTCATGAGAATATGGGACGAACTAGAACCTGACATTGTTACAGGTTGGAATGTTGAAACATTCGATATTGCTTATCTTGTCAATCGTATTTGGAAACTATTTGATTGGGATACAGTTAAAAAGTTATCACCTCATGAACTGATTACATCTAGAGAATGGTTGTACATGGGACAAAAGAAAATGATCTCATACAATATTTCTGGTGTTGCAATTCTTGATTATCTAGAAATGTACAAGAAGTTTACATACATTACTAGAGAAACATATAGGTTAGATCACATAGCAGAAGTCGAGTTAGGTAAGAAGAAAATTGATTACTCAGAGTTTGGTGCGATGCATTTGTTCTACAGAAATGATTATCAAAAGTTCTTAGATTATAATATCAGAGATACAGAACTTGTTGAAGAACTAGATAACAAACTACAACTTATGGAGTTAGTTATTACTATGGCTTATCAAGCGAAATGTAATTACGAAGATGTATTTGGGTCAGTTCGATATTGGGATTTAATTATCTACAACTTCTTAAAGAAAAGAGGTATGGTTCCACCACCGAAGAAGTTAGCTCAAGATTCTAGAATTGTCGGTGCTTATGTCAAAGAACCACAAGTGGGTCAACATAAGTGGGTTATGTCATTTGATTTAAATAGTCTGTATCCTCATTTGATCATGCAATACAACATGAGTCCAGATACATATCAAAGAAAAATATTCAATCAAGATATTAGTGTTAAGAAGTTACTAGAGGGTGAAGTCGATACTAGTATGTTAAATAATACGACAGTTACACCGAATGGTGCATTGTTTAGAACTGATAAACAAGGATTCTTACCAGAACTTCTAGAAGAAATGTATGATCAAAGAGTCTTGTTCAAAAGAAAAATGATTGAAAAACAGATAGAACTAGAATCTATTGATAAGAATGATACAGTCAAAAGAAAAGAATGTGAGTACGCGATTGTCAAATACAATAATAATCAGATGGTTAGAAAGATTTCTCTTAATAGTTGTTATGGTGCTTTGGGTAATCAATATTTCAGATACTTCAACAGAGAGATTGCTGAGGGTATTACTACATCAGGTCAGTTAAGTATTAAATGGGTTGAACGAGCTGTCAACAAATTTCTGAACAAACTACTTGAGACTGATAAAGACTATGTAGTAGCAATTGATACTGATTCTATCTATGTCACATTCGAAGATTTGATTGACAGAGTGAACCCAAAGAATCCTGTAGAGTTTCTTGACACTATTGCAAAAGAGAAAATAGAACCAATGATCAATTCAAATTATGAAGAACTATCGTCATACATGAATGCATATCAAAACAAAATGGAAATGGGTCGAGAAGTCATAGCAGACAAAGGTATCTGGACAGCAAAGAAAAGATATATTCTCAATGTACATGATTCAGAAGGTGTAAGATTCAAAACACCGAAACTAAAAATGATGGGTATCGAGACAGCGAAGTCTTCAACACCAATGTGGTGTAGAAAGAAACTAGAAGAAGGTATTCGTACATTGATGAATGGTACTGAAAGTGATGTACATGAATTTATTGAATCATCAAGGATAGAGTTCAGTAAATTACCAATAGAAGAAGTTTCATTTCCTCGAGGAGTGAGTGATATTAAAAAGTATTACAACGCAGCGTCAGTATATAATAAAGGTACACCAATTCATGTGAGAGGTGCACTACTTTATAATAACTTTTTATATAAATATAATATAGACAAGAAATATCCTATAATACAGAATGGTGAGAAGATTAAGTTTTGTTATATGAAACTACCAAACATAATGAATGAGAATGTTATTTCATTTGTCTCAGCATTACCTAAAGAGTTCGAACTAGAACCATACATTGATTACGATACACAATTTCAAAAATCTTTTGTCGAACCTCTAGGTGTAATATTAGATAAGATCGGGTGGACAACAGAACCTGTCAGTACACTTGATTCATTTTTTGGGTAGGTATATGAAAAACTTGACAGATACAGGTTCGGTAGTATAATAGATATATGACTGAAATTCAATTAATCTTTTTGTCTTTTCATTTCGTGACATGGTTCATGTTGGGTCTTGTTTATATGGAAATACAATCTTGGAAAAAAGAGATTAGACAACATATTGACTATGATAATAGTTTAAAGGCTATGAGAAGAAAAGAAAGACGACAGTAAATTATGGAGATAAATAATGAGTTATTTGAAAAACTTAGTAAAAACAACAGGTAATGAGTTCGCTTCTATTGTAGAAGACGGAGTACAAGCAGCAGATGTTAGTGGGTATATTGACACAGGTTCGTATATCTTTAACGCTTTATTATCTGGTTCAATATATGATGGATTACCTAGTAATAAGATCACTGCACTAGCAGGTGAATCAGCAACAGGTAAAACATTCTTCGCACTTGGAATGTGTAAAAGATTCTTAGATGATAATCCGGATTCGGCAGTTATCTATTTTGAATCTGAAAGTGCAATCACAAAAGACATGATCGAGGAGAGAGGAATTGATTCTTCTAGAATCGTGATTGTACCTGTAACAACAATTCAAGAGTTCAGAACTCAATCAATTAAAATACTTGATCAATATATGAAAGACAAGACAGACATGAAGATGTGTTTTGTACTTGATTCACTTGGTATGTTATCAACAACTAAAGAGATTGAAGATACAGCATCAGGTTCTGAAACAAAAGATATGACAAGAGCACAGTTAGTCAAAGGTGCTTTTAGAGTATTGACTCTTAAGTTAGGTAAAGCAGGTGTTCCATTAATTGTAACGAATCATACTTATGATGAAATGGGATTGTTCGCGAAGAAAGTAATGGGTGGTGGATCAGGTCTTAAGTACGCTGCATCATCAATTATCTTTTTATCTAAGAAGAAAGAGAAAGACGGGAAAGATGTTATCGGAAATATTGTTCATTGTAAGAATGAGAAATCAAGACTTACAGTTGAGAACAAAATGGTTGATGTAATGTTATCATACGATACAGGTTTAGATAGATACTATGGATTACTAGAACTAGCAATCAAGTATGGTATCTTTAAACAATCATCAACAAGAGTAGAATTACCTGATGGTACAACACAATTTGGTAAAACTATTAATAACAATCCAGAGAAGTATTTTACTCAAGAAGTACTTGATCAATTAGACGAAGCAGCGAAACAAGAATATAAATATGGCAACCAGACTAGAACAGACGATACTCAAGAATCTGATACAGAATGAAGAATTCACTAGAAAGACTCTCCCTTACATAAAATCAGAATTTTTTTCTGAAAGGGATGAAGAATTTCTTTTCAAAGAGATAAGAGATTATTTCTTAAAGTATCAAGCATCACCAACACCAGAATCACTAATCATTGATATTGATGAAAAGACTGATGTGGATCAACAATTAGTATCAGATGCAACTGTATTGATTCGTGAGATCAAACAAGATATAACAGAAACACCTGACGAATGGTTGATTGATTCAACAGAGAAATGGTGTAAAGATAGAGCAGTATACAATGGTGTGATGAACTCTATTGAGATTATTCAAGACAAACAAGGCAACACAGGTGAGATACCTGACATACTCAGAGAAGCTTTGTCTGTTTCTTTCGACAGTAATATTGGTCATGACTTTATTGAGGATTGGAATGAACGATATGAATTTATGCATCGTGAAGAAGAAAGAGTTCCTTTTGATTTAGACTTGATGAATAAGATCAGTAAAGGTGGTCTACCAAACAAGACATTAAATATAGTCATGGCAGGTACTGGTGTCGGTAAATCTTTATTCATGTGTCATTGTGCATCAGCATCATTACTTCAAGGTAAGAATGTATTGTATATTACAATGGAAATGGCAGAAGAAAAGATTGCAGAAAGAATTGATGCAAATCTACTAGACATATCATTGAATGAACTGAATGATCTACCAAAGATGATGTATGAGAAAAAGATTACTAGAGTCAGAGAAAAGACTAAAGGTAAATTAATTATCAAAGAGTATCCGACAGCAACAGCTCATAGTGGACATTTCAGACATCTATTACAAGAACTTGATTTAAAAAGAGATTTCACACCAGATATTATTTTTATTGATTACTTGAATATATGTGCATCATTCAGAGTTAGACCTGGTAGTAATGTGAATACTTACTCTTACATTAAGTCTATAGCAGAAGAACTCAGAGGTCTTGCAGTTGAGTTTGATGTTCCAATTATGTCTGCAACACAAACTAATAGAACAGGATTTGTTTCAACTGATGTTGGTTTAGAAGATACTTCTGAATCATTTGGTCTACCAGCAACAGCAGACTTTATGTTTGCTTTGATATCTACAGAAGAAATGCAAGAACTTGATCAAGTCATGGTAAAACAATTAAAGAATAGATACAATGATCCGGGTTATCATAAAAGATTTGTATTGGGTGTAGATAGAGCAAAGATGAGACTATATGATTGTGAACAATCAGCACAAGATGAATTAGTTGATATCGGACCTGTAATGGATAATACTACAACAGGTAAAAGAATTAGTTCTGAAAAACAATCAGAGTTCAAATATGATTGATACCGCGGGTACACTTTTGTTATACTAACAGTATGGAAAATATGAAAATAAGACAAATATTCTTAGACATGGACGGTGTTTTAGCTGATTTTGAATCTCAAATTAGTAAAATGTTAGGTCAAAAAGTCTGGAATAATGATGCTGGTCATAGTGTTTACGATCAATATAAAAGAGAATTGACAGCTAAGCATATGTTTAGAAAGATGGATCCTCTTCCAGATGCATGGAAATTGACTGATTGGTGTTTAAATTCAGGTATTCATACAGAAATATTGACAGCTGCAGGTACTGTTAACAGAGAACTTGTAGTTAGAGACAAAATTGAGTGGATAAGAGAACATATCAACCCATATTGGACAGTTATACCTACATTCAAAGGTAGTCAAAAAGCAGCGTTTGCTCATAAAAAAGCTGTTCTGATTGACGATAGAGATAAAAATATAGATTGTTGGGTAGAAGCCGGTGGTATAGGAATACTACATACTACTGCTGACAATACAATTAAACAGTTAAATGACATCATCAACTCAGACTAACACGAAGAACAAGGGAATTATCAAGAGTAAATCCCTTGTTGATCTTCTTGTTAAAAAGACACAATCAAAAAAAGAACTCATTCTTCTTAAGAAGAATCATGAGAATATAGAAAGACAGGAAGAACTAATAGAAGAAATCTCAGCAATTGAGAAATTTCTAAGTAAGCACAGAATTCAAAAATAGTATTAGCAT